GCTGAAGCTACGGTTATTATTACAACTGGAGTAGCAGCTACTGGAGCGGTAGGAACAATAACCACTCAAACTGTTAATAGATTCTCAGTAGCAGGTTTTAGTGTAAATGGTACATTAGGAAATGTAACAGTAATTGCAAAAGCAGATGTAACACTTGCAGGCGTTTCAGCAACAAGTGAACTCAGTAACGTAAACGTTTGGGGATTGATTGATGAAGATCAAACTCCAAATTGGCAAGAAGTTGCTGCTTAACATATTATTAATAGCAATTTTGCTTTATTATATATAAACTATAGGAACTTATTATGGCAACTTACGTTAACGATTTAAGACTTAAAGAAATAGCTACAGGTGATGAGTCAGGTACCTGGGGAACCAGTACCAATACTAACCTAGAACTTATCGCAGAAGCTTTTAGCTTTGGTACTGAAGATTTTGCAAGTGATGCAGACGATACTCTTACTATTGCAGATGGAGCAACCGATCCTGCTCGTAGCTTATATTTAAAAGTTGGAACAAGCACCACTTTAACAGCTACCAGAAACTTAACTTTAGCACCTAATACAGTTTCAAAAATTTGGATTATTGAAAACGCTACCGCTGGTGGTCAATCCATAACAGTAAAACAAGGTTCAGGTACAAGTGTAACAATAGCGAATGGCTCAGTTGCAGTTGTTTATTCTGATGGCGGAGGAGCAAGTGCGAATGTCGTAAATGCTTTTACCGATCTAAACGTTGCATCAAACATCACTTTGGATGGTGCTGGAATTGCAACAACAGGTAAAGCTATAGCTATGGCTTTAGTTTTTGGTTAATTAGGAGAAATATTAAATGGCAACACCAAATTTAGTAAATGTTTCAAGTGTTCTTCCTTTTACAATAGCAGGTGCAGTAACAACTTCTGCAACCGATGTAATTGATGTAGCTGCTGATAAAGTTCAGAAAGTTAATTCACTCATTATTGCTAATGTAGATGGAACAAACGCTGCTGATATTACAGTAGAAGTTTCAGTTGATAATGGTTCAACCTATTACAAAATAGCTTCAACTGTATCAGTACCAGCAGATGCAACGCTGGTAGTGATTGATAAAAATTCACAGATTTATTTAGACGAAACAGATTTGCTTAGATTAACTGCTTCAGCTAACTCAGACTTGGAGTATGTTATTTCAGGTGAAATCTTAGATGATGCGTAAGGAGTTAAACTATGGCTCATTTTGCAGAACTTAATTCTAGTAATGTTGTATTACGAGTAGTAGTAATATCCAACGAGGATGTTGATGCTAATGGTGGAGATTATTCTACCGAAGCAGAAACATTTGTAAGCGGTTTAGTTCCACATTCAGACGGTGGTGTTGCTTGGAAACAAACTTCTTATAATGGTAATTCTCGCAAACAATATGCAGGAATAGGTTTTAGTTTCGACTCAAGTAAAAATAAATTTATATCGCCTCAACCTTATCCATCTTGGGCGTTAGATGCTAATGATGATTGGCAAGCACCTGTAGCATATCCAACTATAAATGAAATAAATTCAAATCCAGTTGCAATAATTTGGGATGAAGATAATCAAAAATGGTTAGGTAAAACCTATACAGGTGATAATTTTGAAATCGAAACAAATTACGAATGGGATGCTGTTAACTTAGCTTGGAATGAGGTCTAGCTATGGCAAGTCTTAATGGCGGAGTTATAGGTGTAGATAACCCAGCAGTAAAACAAACAGAGCTGGTTACAACTTTTAATTCAAGCGGAACTTTAACAACTCAACCACTTACTACTTCCATAGAATATTTAGTCGTTGCTGGCGGAGCTGGAGGCGGTACTCGTTTTGGTGGTGGAGGCGGAGCTGGTGGTTTTAGAACAAATTTTCCAGGCGGTACTGTTAATCCTGTAAGTGGAAATTCTCCTTATCCAATAACAGTTGGTGCAGGCGGTGCTGCTGGAGCAACATCGGGTGGACCAGGCACAGATGGGGCAACACCAGGATCAGCAGGCAATCCTTCAATTTTAGGAACACCATCACCCATAACTTCCGCAGGTGGCGGAGGCGGAGGTGCTGGAGATAGCAATCCAGGAAACACTGGCGGATCAGGAGGCGGTGGTGCAGGCAGGTTTTCAACATCAGCTGGATCAGGTAACACACCTCCTACAAGCCCCCCACAGGGTAATAGTGGTGGTGCTGGAAGTGGCACACCTTTAGGTGGAGATAGTTATAGAGGCGCAGGAGGCGGTGGTGCAGGAGCAGCAGGTAGTGCTTCTACAGGTGTAGATAATACCGCAAATGGAGCAGGAGGAGATGGCTCACCATCAACTATATCAGGCTCAGATGTTACATACGCTGGAGGTGGTGGAGGAGCAGCAGGAGGGGTTGCTAATGCACAAGTCAATCCAGCCTCGGGAGGATCTGGCGGAGGCGGACAAGGAAGTTTAGGTCCTGCTCCAAGTGCAGGTGCTGGCACAGCCAATACAGGCGGTGGTGGCGGAGGCGGAGGTTGGGATTTAAATAACCAACTAGGAGGAGCTGGCGGATCAGGAATCGTTATAGTTAAAGAGCCAGCAGCATTTAAAGCATCAGGAATGTGGAGCATGGATGCAGTTTATGACAATGTAAAAGCAGGAAATTGGTCAAATGCCTAGATTAATTGGAGCAACTCAAACAACAGCTAGTGCAACCCAAAGTGAAGTTATTTCTACTTTTAATTCTTCTAGCACGCTAACTACTCAACCTCAAACAACCTCAGTTCAATATTTAATTATTGCAGGCGGAGGTGGAGGCGGAAGTTCACACACACCACCAGCAGCAAACTATGTAGGTGGACAAGGCAACCCATCTTCTATTTCAGGAACACCTATTACTACTATTACCTCTATAGGAGGCGGTGGCGGAGGAACAGGTGCAAACTATTCCCCTTATCCGTATCCAGGAATTGATGGAGGATCAGGTGGCGGTGGAGGAACTACCTTTTATCCTAGAGGAGAAGGTACAACTAATCAAGGCTATCCAGGAGGTTATGGAGCTAGAGCAGCTAATGCTGGACAAGATAAAGCAGGAGGCGGTGGTGGAGCAGGTGCTGCTGGAACAACTGCTCCACAATCAGCACCTGAAGGAGCAAATAGCGGTCCAGGTGGTGCAGGACTTGCATCTTCTATTACTGGCTCACCTGTTACAAGAGCAGGGGGAGGCGGTGGATCATCATATTATTTTGGTGCAAATCCAACAGGAACAGGTGGTTCAGGCGGAGGAGGAACTGGTGGAAATCCTGGCACTACAGGAACTTCAGGAGCTGCTAACACTGGAAGCGGTGGTGGTGGCTGGACAGAGGATGCGATTTCATTTCAAAACTTTGGTGGTGGCGGAGGAGCTGGTGGTTATAGATCGTCTGTACCAGGAGAATCTTCAGGTGGAGGTGCTTCAGCAGAATCAACATTAACTGTTGTTGGCAATACTCCATACACTATTACAGTTGGAGCAGGTGGTGCAGGTGGTACAGCTCCTCCTTCAAATTCAACAAACGGTGGATCAGGTGTTGTTATTATTAAAGAGCCACAAGTAGATTATATAACAGGCACTTCAAGCGTTTGGAGCTTAAAATCTGTTTATTTTGCAGTAAAACAAAATCGCTGGACGAATTAACCTACCTTTTTATAAACTTTTAAACTATACTTATCTTCGAGAGAGAAGATGAATCTTAAATGGTATTATTGGTATTTTCAGTCAGTCATTCCTGAAAGGATATGTGACGATATTGTTCGTTATGGTTTAGAACAAACCAAAGAAATGGCTCTTACAGGAAATGCTCAAGATAAAACAAAACTAACCAAAGAAGAACTCCAAAATATTCAAAAGAAAAGAAAGTCAGATATTGTATGGATGTCTGATAGATGGATATATAACGAAATACAACCATATATTCATCAAGCTAATTATAACGCTAATTGGAATTTTGAATGGGATTGGTCTGAGGCTTGTCAATTTACTGAATACAAAGTTGGTCAGTATTATGACTGGCATTGCGATTCATACGAAGAAGCATATAACCATCCCGATAATCCAAACACACATGGCAAGTTAAGAAAACTTAGCATGACCATATCTTTAACCGATCCTGAAGAATACGAAGGTGGCGATTTAGAATTTGATTTTAGAAATACAGATGAAGGCTCGCAACCTAGAATATGTGAAGAAATTAGAAAGAAAGGAAGTGTAATAGTATTTCCATCTTTTGTTTGGCATAGAGTTACGCCTGTAACTAAAGGAACACGACACTCCTTAGTGTGTTGGAATTTAGGATATCCATTCAGATGAGTTTTAAGAAAAATAAATACCAAGTTATTAAAGGTGCTATATCAACAGAGTTAGCAGATTTTTGTTACCAATATTTTTTAAATAAACGAGCAGTAGCAAGACACTTGTTTGATGAGCGTTTTATATCTCCATATACAGATTATTTTGGTGTTTGGAATGATCAACAAATTCCTGAAACTTATTCACATTATGGTGATATTGTTATGGAAACATTATTGCAAAGAGTAAAACCAATAATGGAAGAAAAGTCAGGTGTTAAATTAATTGAAACCTACTCGTATGCAAGAATATACAAAAAAGATGATGAATTAAAAAGACATAAAGATAGATTTTCTTGCGAAATATCTACTACTTTAAACTTAGGCGGAGATGCTTGGTCAATATTTTTAGAACCTTCAGGCGAAGAAGGCAAAAAAGGCGTTGAAGTAAAATTAGAAGCTGGCGATATGTTGATGTATCGAGGGTGCGAACTTGAACACTGGA